GTTCCCACCACGTTGACTCAGTTTTTTGTGGAACTTGTAAAATATTATTCACCCAATTACCAAACTTATCTTTATAACGTAAACGCTCTTCAAACTGTTGAGTAAAGTTTTGCTCAATAATTTTACCGTCAAAGTTTACCCAAGGCACATTAGTCCAACTCTTTGGCAATTTATTTGCAAAGAATAATTCTAATTCAGTGAGTTTTACAGTCTTGCCAAGTGCAGCATTCTTGATATCAATTGTAGGAACGGTCAATTCTGCTTTAAAGAATTTTCCACCTGTACGTCTTGACTCAGGAGATTCTACACCATTGATAATTTGATCTAGTGTACCATTAGGCTTCCAGATACCATATCGACTTAAAACTTTTTCACTGACAGGTTCATTAGGTCTTAAACCTAGAAGCTTACTGACGTTATCAGGTAAGCTATACCCTTTTTGTTTATTACCTTGCAACGTTAATTTTAAAATGGTTTTCCAATCAAAATTAGCAGAACTAGGTTTAGCATTTGTCAAGTATTCTTCAGCTAGTCGACCGAAGAATTTTGTAAACTCTTTCAAAATAGGAACTTGATCGGCAAGTTGCTCGCTCATAATCTTAGCAATACCTTTGAAGTCATCTGGGGTAATGATACGACCGTAAGAATGAGATAGCTTTTCAACTAACTCTTTTGTTTTAGGCTCTAAGAAATAAAGTTGATCTAAGATGTCATCACCTGGGTCCAGTCCTTTGTTAAACACATCTCTAACATTTTGTCTTAACTCTTTTAACTCTTCTGCTGTTGCAGAGTCAAAACGTTCATAACGAGCTGCTTGAGCGCTAATTTCATTAAGGACTGTATCTCGGTCTGCAGCTTTAACAACAAGCGTATCGGTATCTTTACCTAACACCTTACTAAGTTTACCCTCTACGTTTAAAATACCAGTACGTTCACCAGCACCATAAAAAGTAACCATGTTTTGAGCTTTAGCAGCTTTTCTTAAATCCTTTTCGGTCAAACCTAATTTTTCGTTAACAGCTTTGAAACGAGGATCATTAAAAGTTGCTGCTGCAATTTCATCATACAAACGTTTCTTTTGATTTGTGGGGATGACGTTGCTAAGCTCTGCAAGCTGTTTATTTCTTGTTGTAAGCGCGATAATTTGAGCACCTGAAGAAGAAGCATCTTGTTCCAATGCTAAAGCTATTTTGTAATTACTTAAACTATCTAAAGACTTTTTAGAGTAATTACCCTTAAGATAATCATCTAGCTTCGCCAATTCAATAGCAAATCTAAAGAATTTGCCTTGTTCCTCACCATCAATTCGAGAAACCAGATCTGACTCTAAGATAGCACGAATATCATTTGGTTTGGCACGCATCATGTGACGACCAATCTTTATAATCTCTGGTCTCCACTTTTCAGCAATTTTCTGCCTACCTGTGATTGTCAAAGAATTATAACGACCTTCTAAGAAGTCACTTAAACCTCCTAGAAAAGCACCGACCTGATCTTGTAAGTTTTCAAACTCTTCAACACTAAAATTACGTTCTTGTGCCGTGTTTAAGAATGGTCTAAATGTTTCACCAGATTGTGGACTGATTAAACCACGATCATAGATACGAGCGCGGTGATCAACAAACGGATGATTGCTAAAAGCTTTATTACCACTCCTAAGCCATTCCATAGCTTTAAAGCGTTCATATGCATCGCCTCTGGCAGCAATATATTTTCTATACTCATTCAGTTCATTGTAAATTTTAGCTTTACCCTTATCATCTTCAAAGTATAAAAGCTTTTGCACAAAATCAAAATAATCTTTATCAATTTTGTATTTAGTTTGAGAAGCCCAATTAAGAGCATCTACCATGTCTTTATCTACAAACTCTGCAGGAAAATCTGAGAAACTACTTGTTGATGTAATTGGAATACGTGTATCTTCAAAGCCTAGAATACCTTTATCAATAAAGTATGTTTTGTAGCCTTCTCTGAACAATAATCTATTATTTTCAGAAGTTACGCTAACACGTAAACCTAATTCAACCTTTCTAGTCAATTGTGCATACGATTGTATTCTGGGGTCAGTAACACGTATGTTATAAGACAGAGTATCGTAATATGGTCCAAAATATGCACCGCTCATTTTACTCTTCATTCTTCGTTTTTGAACACCGAAGGTTTCAATCTCGAACAATTTACCAATATCTTTTGAATCTAACAATGACATACCTAAAGTATACCACTTGTTTCTAGCACCATTTATGTTTGCTAAATTGTAAAGATCTCTACCTAATGCTACAGCAAATTGATCACGATCAGGTGTATCAGCTAAACTTAAACGATGTGCAAATCTCAAATAAAATTGTTGTAATTCACGATCTGATACGCGTTGCCTGATAACAGCAGGAATCTTATAGTCAAAAATACTACGAAGTTCTTCTGCAATTTTAGGTGCAACAGTATCTTCCCATTTGTTCTTTGCACTGATATTCTTTAAAAAGTTATCATGCAAATCTGTTAATTGTACTGGTCCAAGGACAGGATCAAGATAATTATCTTGTAATAAACGCTTTAAAACATCTTTATCTTTACGAATTTGAGTTTCAATGTAATCAGACACGTTCATTACATCAAACTTAATTTGACCTTGTGCAACAGCTTTAAAGTTAGCCCATGCTTCGCCGTTATCACGATATCTACCAAATGTTATTCTTAAATTATCAGCAACAACAGCACGTTCATTTGTGCTCATGCGTTCGTCTAAAGATTCAACAATCTCATTGATAAATTTCTTATCACGATCTAAAAGTTTTGGACTTTCTTCAATAAGTCTTAAGTTGTTTGACAACACTGCAGGATTAGGTTGATATAATCTTACATCTTCATACCTACCAGTAATAGGGTTAAACTTTAGCTGATCTTCAGAAGGTGGTGTTGTTAATACTCTGTTACGCATGGCTTTCTTTGTACCTAACAAAGCACCGCGATAGTTGGTAATAGATAGCGTACCTTCTAACTCACTAGCTTGTAGTAAGTAGTAGTCAATTAAAGTTGTTTTTAGTTCTGAAGAGTTAATAAAGTCGTCAGGATTTGTACCCCACAAGCGCATAGCATCTAACTTTTGTTTAGCCGCAGCAAACTTCTTAGTATCGCCTGAGATACCATAACCAGCGTTTGACATAGAACGTAACTCACGAATACCGATAGAGTTACCCTCGGGATTTGTAAACTTATCTACAGTTAAATCACCTGATCTAAAAAGTTCAACTTTATCGTAATCACCTAAGTGACGTAATTGTGTTTCTTTAGATTGACGCGTTAACCAAGCATTATAAGACTCACGCATTGGAGTCTGACCATCATAGAATGCTATATCTTTATCAGACAACTTTTTAAAGTTAGTACGTCTAATTTGAGAAACACCTTCTAGCTTACCCATATCATCCCAGGATTTAAAAACTGGAACTGTTGTAGAACGGCAATTAAAGTGGGCAGGAGGCAAGTGCGCCGTGTCGCTGATGGGGTAGATATGGCCGTCTCTGTGCGAGCACAAGGGCGTGGTTCTGGCATCCAGCGTGGCCACATACTGCCACCCCTGAATCGCTTTTTCGTTGGCTTTGTAAACTTCGTGATCAGCCTGTGCAGTTACACTAGTAATTGCAGTAACAACTAACGATCTAGATTGAGATCTAGTAATTAAATTTACGTTACCACGTCTTACATCTAAGGCTATTTCATCAATAGTTCTATTTTCTGCAATCCCTTTTCGAATTACAGATTCTAATCTTTTTCTTTCACTTGCAGATACACCAGCCCAACCTTGAGCTAATGTTCTGTCATCATGGAGCGGTCTTTCTAAGACAAGCTCTTCAGCAACACGTTTGGGTGGTCTTTCTGTTTTCCAGATTTTACCCATTGTTGCTTCAATATTCTGATAAGCATACGAGACTTGATCTGACACCAAATCAAGTAAAGAACTTTTAGTTAAGTTAAATGTTTCTCGATGTGTGCTTAAAAGTTCTTGATCGATTGCTTTACGAAGCTTCTCCAGACCTTTTGAGTCCAGAGAAGATTCTTTTAACAATTTATCAAGTCTTACTTCATGACCATCAAGAACCAGTGACACTTTACTATTGACTCTTCTTTCGTATAAGCGGATCATAGCCGCACGGTCTAAAGCCTTATCATATATTTGTGTATTAGCATTAATAGTCATTTTCAACCTTATTTAGTTTGATCAGCAATATCATTGGCAAATGAATCACTACCCTTAGGCATTAGCAATTCATCACCGTTAATTTCTAACTGACCTTCAGCGTCATCATAATCAGGAGACAACATGTCGTTCTGTTTAAGCATTAACAACCAAACTGTACGAGGGATTAAACCTTCTTTGTACCATTCGGTGGCCAAACGTAACCAATCAGCACCAAGCGGTGTTGGGTTAAAGTCAGCAGATAAAGAAAAATCAATATCTTGAGGCTTTAATTCCAAACTGTAACGCCAATTCAACATAAAAGCAATAACTTGTTTTAAAGTATTACTTACTTTATTGTTTAGCGTACCCAATTGAGCTGTCTGAGATGCATTTCGAATCTCTAAGGCTACACCAGATTGTGCAGACTCAGGACTCAACATACGAATACCTAACTTTGCCATCTCTTCAATAGAACTAGCAATTGCTCTATCCATATCAGCTAAGGCATCGGTAGGTGTCTCAAGAACACCAGCTGTATCACCTTGACGTAAACGAATCCAAGTACCCAAGCCACCATCAACAATTTCATCAAAATCCTCATCAGGCATATCTGATGTGATGTAAGGTGTGTATGTTGAAGCACCATATAGCAAATGGTTACGTCTACTCAGTTTATTGTAAAGAGCGATCTCTTTATCAATGATTGGTGACAGCATCGGCTCAACAGCATCAATTGCACCGTTCAAAGGCCAAGCTGGAATAATGGAAATATTTTCACTATTTGCTTGAGGCACAACAGTTTCTACAAGTTCAAAGGTATACTTTTCCGTTGTATTGTGTTGTTGTTGACCTGCAATAACTGGAACGTTTGTAGTGTTATCTTTTCTTGAAAATTTACGAATTTGATAAGCACCAGCTTCATTAAGCTCATGAACCCATACAGTGTCTACAAAAGTAGGGTGGAATTCATTTTCAGAAAATTTTTCTTCAAAGCCTCTAACGATAACACGGTCTAATACTGTTTTGCCAAACTTATCTGATTTAACACGCCAATTAATGATTGATTCGGCTTGATAAATAACAGGATATGGTTTGTATTTAGCTAAATCCTCTTTAGCTAAGTTTTCAGCATTCTCGACCTTTGGGTAATCTACGAAAACCCATGCACGACTTGTTTGAACTTCTTCCCATAAGATTTGATCAAGGAAGGATGACAGCGAACCATCATCTTTACCAAATTGATTCATAATCCAGTCTTGAGCATCAGCAGGGATACCTGTAGGTAGCGTCAAAACAGGTTGTTTTCTCAACAAACCACCAACAATCATTTTACTAAATTGTGCAGTAATGCCAGGAAGTTCAGCTTCTGCCTTGTAAAACTCATATTGCTTCTGAGACATTGAAGGTGAAAACGGAATAAGTAGGTTAGAAAACCTTACAATATCAATTAACGCATCATAGTCTTTAACGAAACGCTCCCCACTACAAACAGCTCTGCTTTTGTTCCACAAGGGTTTCAACGATTCATATGATGCATTAGGATCCGCAACGGTCTTCACAGAAGCTTGGGCAGCGTTTACAGCCATGATTAGCCTTTCAATTTAGCATTGAAGTCAGCAATAGAACCTTCAAAGCGTGAGCCTGTAGTACCATTGAAAGCTTCAATACCTTCTTCAGTTGGTTGGATGCTCCAGTTAGCTGGAACACGATCTGCATCGCTAAATGCACCTTCAACAGACACATGTTTCACCACAGGTTGATCTTTGTCTTCAGCTTCAGGAGTTTTAGTCTCTTGAGTTTCAGCTTTAGAAACATCAGCTTGTTGTACTGCATCACCTGTTTGATTTGTTTCAGTTTCAGCTTGTTCAACCTGAGTCTCTTGGGTTTCAGTCTCAGGTGCTTCATTAGTAGCTTCGGTTTTGGTAGATGGGATATTCATCTTCTTTTCCTTCTTAGGCATGCAAGCCTTTTAAATAAACAGTCTTGCCGTCTTGGACGACTGCGGTTAAAACTTCTTTCTTCAAGTTAGCAGGATTATAAGAGACATGTACCCAACCAGAGTTAGGTTCACCTTTCTTATAGAATTCCAAGATAACTTGAGTAAAGTCCAGATTGTCAATAATCCATTGTGCAAGTTCTGGGTTAGCTAAACCTGCAATCTCAATATCAGCTGCTTGACCAAAACAATGGTCAGATGTGGGTGAACCACGAACAGCAACGT